TTCGTATATCTCCAAACTGATCAGAAATATTTCTTGTTTGCATTTGCTGTGGTTTGGTTGCATGTGCAAAAACTGTATCTGGTTTAGTTCTTTTCTTTTTAGTTTTAGGAACAGCCGTTCCATCATTGATCAAAGAAGTAATTACTGGTCTATTTGCTGGATCTTGCGCTGCTTGTGCAGGAATAACTGCTTCGCCAGGAGAAAGTAATGCTGGAACAATGTCGCCTGCTCCCATCGGTCCTGGAACTCTGTCAACACCTGTTGAATATCTTCTGCTTTGCGGAATACCACCGCCTTTTCCACCTCTGCCAACTGGACCAGTGAATCCTAGTTGTGAGGCAATTGCTCTTTGATATGCCGCTGCAAGGGCATTAACTGCTGAAGTCTCAGAAGTAAAAGTTTGTCTAAGTTTTTGATGAACTTGATCTAATGATGCTGCTACTGCAGATGCCTCAAGTTGTTGCTGAGTTAAATAATCTGTTTGATTACCAAGTATTTGCGTTGATGATCCAGCACGATTAAACGAAGTTTTCATTGTTGCAAACAATTTAATTATGTTTGCAAGACCATTAGCAAGCAAGCCGAAGGTCATAAGAGCAATAGGTCCAACCGCTCCTAGCGCCACAGTGAGAATAGTTAAAAACTTTTTGCTTCCCTCTCCCAAGTTATTAAATTTATCTAAAATTTTAGACGCAAATTCAACAATTGGGGTAAGAGCCTTTAAGAACTGCTCTCCCACTGGAGCAAGAGTTACCTTTAAATCCTCAATTGCTTTTTTAAATTTATATGTTGTGGTATCTTCTATTTTATCTAATTCTCGTTGTGACAATATTGCTAACTCTTCTGTTGTTGCTCTTGTCAAACCAAGGACTCTGGCTGCCTGAGATCCTTGTGCGGTTACATTTTGAAACAGTGTTGAGAGTCTTGAAAACTGGAATTTTCCAAATAATTGCTCAATTGCACGAGCACGATTAAGTGGATCCAGTGTATCTAATGCTTGTGCAAATCCTACTACGGTTGCTGCCACATCTCCCTTGTTTGCTTCTACAATACCCTTGATATTTATACCAAGACCACCAAGCATCTTTGATGCTTTTTCAGATGGGTTAATTAAAGATGCTAAACCAGACTTAAGTGCGTTGGCACCTTCTGATGCATTGATACCGCCTTCTTTCATGGCAGTTAGGAAGAACGCTAAGTCCTCAACATCTCCGCCAAGTTGCTGAACAACTGGTCCTGCTTTTGGAATTGCAATTGTTAAATCTTCAATAGATACAACAGTTTGGTTTTCAACTGCGTTAAGGAAGTCAATCTTCTTTGCCAAGTCTTCTGCTGCTACACCAAATGCATTTGTAACAGATATTGTTGTTTCTAATGCTTGCTCTTGTTCAACTCCGCCAAGTACGGCAAGCCTTGTCGCTTCTGTAACTTGTGCAGTAAGTTCTACGCCCATCTTACCCATTGCTGCAGCGTTAGCAGCCATTTCCATTGTCTTCTCAACAGCAACGCCATACTTTGTGTATTCTTTTGCAAGCGTTTGTATCTGTTTGACCATTGCATCTGTTTCTTCTTGAGTGGTAAACATTTCACCATAAACACGCTTAAATCTAATTGCCTGCTCTTCAAGTTTCATGAAGGTTTTTGCAGCGGTAGACCCAAGGAGCATGAGTGGAACCGTAAAACCAACCATTAACTGGCGGCCAGCCCATTGAGTATTCTTACCAAAGTTTAGAAGGTTAGTTGAACCTTGCTTAAGTAGTTGATTTAAAAGTTGTTGACGCTGTGCTGCTATTTGTGTTTGTGTTGCTAGATTCTTCATATCTAGCGTTAGAGGTCTTACAGCAATTGCCTGAAGTGCTCCATTGGCACCACGACCCATCTTGATATACTGGGTCTGTATATCTTTTACACGCTCTCGTGCAACCTTATTTATTGTTTCAAATTCAGACTTAAAAAGTCTTCCGAATGTTTTGGTTGCTGCTCCAGTATACCTAAAGTATTCTCTGGATGTTAGTTTATTTTTCTCTAGCGCATTAGTAAAGTACTCTGTACTTGTTGCAACCGTTCTCATGGTTGCTTGGAACTTGCCAGTAGCATTTATGCTGTTCATCAAGTTCTGTGCTTGATTTGCTGCTACCGCTGACGCTGCTGCGCCAGACTTTGACATCTGTGTATGGAAGGCTGATATCTGACGCTGCAGCAGTTTTAAACTTGCTAAAGCATCTGACGTATCAATATTTACATGAATATTGGATTGAACATCAGCCATCCATTAACACCTCTTTATTTAATTATTTACAAGATTGCCTAAGAGTGTAGCGTCTGAAAGTCTAATTCCAGATGCCTCTTCAACGATCTTATATACTGTAGGAAGATCTATATTTTCTTCTAGGGCTTCCTTATCTTCCGCCAATTCTGGCTTGTATTGCTGCATTGCGATTTGTACACACTCCATGAGCAAAGTCATGGATTTTTCATTGTCTTCTGCGACCTTGGCGATATCTTCAAACTTCTTCATAAACGGACGAAGTAGCGAGATCTTTAGTGGTCTTACCTTGATCTTTGTTCCATCGATGAGAGTTACTGTTTTTTCTTCTGTGGCAGTTGCCATTTATTCCTCCTTATAAGGTTAAAGTTAATTATACCATAGCGGAGTGTTATTTTTGACTATTCGTAAACCTCATAATCAAGACCCATGCCAATACCAAATCCAGCCCGTTCTGCGTTTTTACCCTGCAGGGCAAGAATATCATTTCCATTTTCTGCCTTGCCTTTACTAAACACTCTAGCCTTCATGTCTTCCCAAGCATTGCTGTTGCCTGAATTTTTATCTAAATCAACACCTTGCATTGCAGCAGCAAACTTTTTATCGCTATAGTCTAAGTCTCTTTTAACTTTAATAGTTGCTGTCAATTCTGGCATTGATAAAGATTCTTCAAGTTCTTCATAGTCTTTCCAAATACCGATAAGAAAAGCCTCTGCTTCTAGTTTTGCCAAGTCTAATGTCTCCCACGAAGACCCACTATCTACTGCTTGAGACTTTACTGGCTCTTCTGATTTTTGATTAATTTTAATACCTGCTGCAATATCTATAACTTGATAAATTGTTGGCAAATCTAAATTGTCTTCAAGGTCTTCAATTGTTTTTATATGTGGTGCATATTGTTTCATTGTTATAAGAGCACAAACCACTAGAATAGATATTGATTCATCATCTGTTTTGGCAGACTTTATTGTTTCAAATTTTGTTAAAAATTCTCTTAGATATTTTATTTTAAGTGGGGCAGCCTCAATGACTGTTCCATCTATAAGAGAAAAGTTCTTTTTTTCATATACGCTTGTTGCCATTATACAAGTATACCAAATGGAAAAGCCCAGACTTTCAAGGGTCTGGGCTAGTCCTATTAAGTTGTATTAATCGAGTGAACGATCTACGATTTTACCGTATGATGCGTTATCGTTTGGAAGAAGACGGAATGATACTTCAAACATTGAAGCCTCATCACGCTTTGCTGATACTGTAACATTCTCAATTGAGAGTGCACGGTATGCAACATAGATTCTTTCCTTTGGCTCTAGAGAAGAACCAGATCCTGGTCCTACTGCTACTAGTCCACGCTCTAGTGGAACGTCACCAATATCTCCAGCAGACATCTTGAGTGTTGAAACTCCTGATGCTGTTGTGAGGTCTGTATCATCGGCTGCAATTGCAACTAGAAGATTTTCTAGTGTTGCTTCTGCGAATGATGTGTTTAGATTAACTGTCATACCTTGCTTGAATAGACGAGCAACGTCGAGAAGTTGATCTACTGCTACTTCACCGAAATCTGGCTGGAATGCGAGTTCCAGACCGTTCGATGTGTATCCTACGTTTGTGTACCCGTCACCTGTTACGGAATCTGACAAGGTTTCCTTGTAGGATGTTGAAGATGCGGTCATTGCTGGAAGATCTAGTAACGCTTGTGCGTCAGTAATCTTTCCAGTTGCTGAGTCGTATCCGATTGGACCTGCATCATGCGTAAAGAGTGCTGCTGCACCCACGATGATGTTACTACTTGAACCACGGCTGTATGCCATATATTCTCACCTCTTTCATTTTATTAAAAGGGGGTTTGTTTCCTCACCATAATTATACAGCCTTTTTATTAGGGTATTAGGTCTGGGTATACAGCATGCCAGTCATAGTCTATGATCATCTTATTCCCCGCATAGGTGCGGGCTGTGCCAAAATCAATAATATCTCTTGTTTCTTCCAACTGGTATATTTTAAAGTTATGGAAATATGGCACATAGAATGTTCCGTGTCCAGGGATTGTGGCTTTTGGTCGCAAAGTAACTGGCTCTGTTTCTATGGATAGGTTTGATAATATCCATTCATTGATGTCTTCTGCTGACTCATCGCCACGATCTAAAAGGTCTTGAATCTTTTGAGTTATTCTAATTAAATTTGGAACAGCATTTTCTTCTAAAGCATTAAAATAATAAAGTAATTGCTCACACTTGATATGTGGAAATGGCATTCTTCTCATTTTAAACATTCTATCATATATTGCAGCATTACCATTAAACACAAATACTCCAGGAGTTCCTTCTGTTAGATTGTTTATGGAAAACTCTTGAGCCAATCCAGCCATATCTGTTGGAACTGTTGGGAACATAGGGATTGCCCCAAAGTCTGGTCCAAGTTTTTGTTGTAAAAACGCATTTATAAATGATGGCGGATGATCAATAACTACACTCACTGAATACCAACTCCTGCGTTAGCAATCCAACGGTAGCCTGTTGATAAACCTTTAGACCTGCCAAGTTTTTTGCCTGCTGCCATATCTTTTCTATATACTATTGGATTCTCAAGATATCTAGCAATACCGCTTACTCTTAAAAATGCTTGAGAAAAATATCTGCTAAAGAACATGTCAAACACCTTTTCAAAGCCACCCTGTACTTCTGTTCCTCCAGGATTATCTACCCTTACTTCATTTTTTGTAAACACTGTTTCTCCGTTATCTTCAAATGCCAAGGCTTGTGCCACTCTTGGTCTAATTATAACTGGAATGCCTTCTTCCATGATTCTTGCTTTATCGTAGAATGGAGTTCTAGATCCGTTCTTGATTGAAGTAGACTGACGAAATGAAGACCTAAATGACAAACCTAGATTACTGGTCGTATATGATATATCATATAATCTTGCACCAGGACTACCAGTTTGATTCCACTCATACACATGATGAAGCATATCTGGATTAACCCTAGCGTTAGAATCTATAAACTCTTTCATAAGTTCTACTGTTTCTACTCCTATTGTTTTTAGAAATACTGTCTTACCTCTTTGTATGCCCTCTAAAAATCCCACAGAATAATCTACTATATTGTTCATTTCTTTTTTAAATTGCGCTGAATTAAATACGGCTCTCATACATCACCTGTTTGATTTTCTGATCTTCTTATAACTAACTTGTAAGATTCAACTGTTCCGAATGGTCCAACAAATGGTTCATATGTTGCTATCTCAAACAGTGTTCCTTTGCCAGATCTCGGCCCAGATGTTTCTAAGTAGATCAGGTTGCCCTCTTGATCTTTAATATCTGTTATTAGTATGTTTGTTAAAGAATTTTTAGCATCTCTGGATGACATCCTTATGTCTGATTTTACTCTTCCAATTAAAATTGAATGTTGGGTTATATTAACATTTGGCTTAACTTCTTCTTTAAAAGCAGTTCCACCAGAACTAAAGTTACATGCAATAACCCTATCTAAAACCCATTGCTTTTTTATTGCACCAAAGTCACCTTGCTCAACTATTGGATGATACAAAGATGCTTGCATTGGAAACATGAAGTCTGGGGTTTCGCATATTGTCATTACAACACCCCAAGTTTTGTAATAGACTTAGTATACTTTGAAAGTATCTTGTCTACAAGTATATTTCCCGTTCCCTCGAAAAGACCTTTGTCAAACTGAATTCTATATTGATCTGTATTGTACGAAGAAATAAATCTCTTATAATAATCTAACTTTCCACAGTCTATATCGTGAACAAGCATCTCAGTTGCTTTTACAATATCTGATGGAACATTGGAGTAACCGTACTCAACTGTTATTCTGTAGTCCCATGTTTTGCCAAATCCTCTGTAAATAAATTGTGGATCTAAAGAATCCGAAGACGCTGCTGGCAGAACAAGTGGGGCTGACTCTGCACGATTAATATTGTCTGTTGACTTTTCAACAATTGCTGTTTTATCAGATGTTACTTCATATTCTCTATCTGTTACCAATTTGTTATTTTCATAAACCGACAAAACTTTTTTTACATCATCCCAGATAGGCAAATAGTCTGATCCAGTTCCTGTAAAATTTAAAACCTTTTTCTTATAATAAAAACCTTCTCCAACAATTGAATCAATTATTGCTCTTGCTATACCTTCACTATCTGCATATGCAGCAATGTCAGAAGCAGTGTTTCCCTTTGTGGACGGATCCACATACGGTCTAGTTACCTCATATGTATCGTCAATAATAACATCGTCTATAATTTTTACTTCTACCCTATACTCAGAGTCATACCTTCCAGGAAGGTTTATAGTTAGAGTGTCCCCTGTAGAAAGTTCTGGAAATTCTAGTGTAGATACAGAAAGGTCCGCCATATCAGTTACTAAAACAGTTACGTCCTTATCGGCAATGCCTGAAGGAACAGTATAAATAACTGGTATTTCTGCGTATGGCGGAACTCTCAGTATCTCCATACTTAATTACCAAAAGCCTTTTTTACTTCTTCTGGTGTTGCAATTCTAACATGTGCACGAGTTAACCATTTATCTGCTTGCTCTTTTGTTACAATATTGTAACCTCTAGAGATAGACCCTACCTCTTCCCAACGAACATTCTTTGTTGAGTAGATTGCTAACTTGTCTGCGCTTTGATGTTCTGGCTTAGTTGTTTTCTTTGGACCATCTGCTGCCATTGATCCAATAGCGCCTGTTTCTGTAAATCCTAGCGCTTGAACTGGTTCTGCAACTGGCTCTACAACAGGTTCTACGACTGGCTCTACAACAGGTTCTACGACTGGCTCTACAACAGGTGCTGGTGCTTCTACAACAGGCTCTACAACTGGTTCTACAATTGGTTCTGCTGGTGTTTCAACAACTACTGGCTCTTGTACATCTTCTGTTACGAATGGCTTATTATATTCATTATTTTCCATGATATCCTCCTTGTTTGTATTATATCACTAAAGTATTAAGGGGGACAGGAGAGTGAACTCCCGCCCCCCATTAAAGGTTACTGTTACAGATTATGCATCTGCAGCAGCGTCAGCGAATGCAATTGCATCCTCTTCTTCCCATTGAATACCGAAGCGGACGAATACTGTGTATTCAATTGTGTCCTTCTTCGCTACGTACTCACGGTTTACAGTAATATCTCTTTGGAATCCCCATACACGGTTGGCAGGGAATGTCAAATCGATATAACCTTCTGGATAGTAAGGAACTTCCTGAACTTCGATTCCGAGAACACGAGTTGTACGTGCTCCACCGAAGGTCTGTCCGATACCATCAAGATAGTTCTGACGGTTTGCTTGAGTGCTTCCTGGAACTTGTCCAGCAAACGCCTCAGCAACAGCATCAGCGAGTGTACCGTTATTCTTAACGATACCGCCGAATGCGTCTGTACCTGCGTAGAACTTAAGATTGTTCTTAAGTGCACGGTACTTACGTGGCATTGCATTGATGATGCCCTGCATGACGCTAGGTGTCCAAGCATTATCTGCTACGGTCACTACTGACTCATGTGCATCTCCGTTTGTCTTTACCTTGTTGATAAAGCCTGGCATGATAGACAAGAATGCTCCTGTTGTACCATCACCATTGATAGCGAGATCTTCGATATCATTTGCGAATGCGTTGGTCATCAAGCGTACCAAGTGATCTTCTAGAGCATCACCTTCGACACCATCTTCCAAAGATTCTGCAGTTACTTCCCAATCAAGACGAATCTTCTTGGTAGTAAGTTCGACCTTGGAGAAGGTTGCGCCTGTGTTTGTGTAGTTACCAACTGCTTGCGCTGCTGCACGAATTACACGCTCACCTACGTTAATCTTCTCAAGTTCCATTGAGTTAGCCTTCATTGTTACACGACGGCCATCCTTTGCTAACACTGTAGCGTCCCAAACATAGTCGATAAAACGACGAGCCTGCTCGGGGCGCAAAATTCCAGAAGCCGCTGAACCACTAGGGTTAACAGCATTTGCTCCGCTAGTTGTTCCTAGCGTTGCTGTTGGAATGTTACCAAGTGTATCTGCACCTGGATTTGTTACTCCACCAATACCACCTGATGCGAAAGCACCTTGGCCCTGATAAAGTCCTGGTGCTGTTCCACCTAGATCTCCTGCAGCGCCTGGCTGGTTTTTGATTATTTCTTCTGACATATTGTCACCTCCTAGTGATTTGTTCATTTGAATAGATCGGCTGTTTTGAGGAAACTACCGCCCCATAGGGATTTTTCAACCATTTCAGGTTGAGACTGGAAGATATCGCCGATATCTCCAGACTTTCGGAATGCGGTGTCTGCTTCCACAGCGTCTACTCGTTTTCCAAATTCATTAAATTCAGTTGTTACTGCTGCAATATCTTTTGCAACGGCATCAAATGAATCCTTAACAGTATCAACATCGACCTTTGTAGACTTAAGAAGTTCTACTTCTGCCTGCAAAGCCTTTACTGTTGACACTAGATCGCTAAAGGCTGATTCTAGAGTATTTTTCATTTCGGTAACTGCCTCAGCAATTACTTCTTCTGATTTAGATACTTCTACAACTGCCTCGGTTACTGTTTCAATTGCTTCAGCATCTTCTGCCTTAGTAATTTCTTCTGCTACCGCTTCTGTGGTATTAACAACTTCAGTTGTCTCAACCTCTTCTGCCTTAGCAACTTGTTCAGTAACTTCTGCAACTGATGCATCTGCCTCTGGAGCGACCACAACATCTTCAACTACATCTGTTTTTTCAACTTGTGTCTTTGATTTTGTCATATGTTGTACCTCCTTGTTCATCTTAGAAGTATTAATGCCTTTAGCACTATCGACTAAGAATTTTATCATTGTTGTTTTTTCATTATCCGTTTTTTCAACGAACCCTATATTTTCCATTTGTTCTCCAGTAATTGGACTAACTTCTGATTCGTTTTCAGATGATATTACAATACCGTTTTCTTTGTCATAAAAAACATTTTCTAGAACAGTTGAATCGCCTTTAATTACGTCTACGCCGTCAACTTTTTCAACTGAAACAATATTTGCAAATTGATTTGCTGGAGAATCTACTAGACTTAATTCAATTAAATCATAATCTTTAATAATTCTAATTTGTGAGTCTGACTTTTCATCATAGCCATCATCCCACTTATTCATTTTGCCACCAATAGAGAATCCTGTTAGTGTGCCGTCTAAAACCTTTTCCCATGTATCCTGTGCACCTTTTGAAACATAAGCAGATACAAAAACTCCGCTATAGAATTTTTTTGAGTCTGGATCAAAATACTTATCTTCTTTAAAGTTAACCATTTTTCCAACTGCTAGAGGCTGGTGCATCTCACGAATATTTCCTCTAAACTTTGCAAAAGCCTTCATAGATGCTTCTGCGGTAACTATGTCCATCTGTTTATCTAGGTTGTCAAGTGATGCAAAACCAGAAACGATACGTCTTTCCTTATCTACCTTGCTAAAAGGCATTGATAGACGAAGATTTTCCCCATCTGAGTTCCAATGGGCTTTAGATATATTGGTCACCACTATATTATACCCTCCATTTTACACAAGTATCACATTCTGGACATATCGGACATTAGGGAGTTTTTCTACCTTCGCCCTTTGGGTTTCTACCAACAACTGTAGACGAACTGTCAGAGTTGTTGTTTGTTCTCTCTGCACTTCTTGATCTGTTGGTTGTTGCTTCCGCTGCTGCCTCTGGCTTGAGTTGGAGAACCTCATCCCCACCTTCTCGCTGTGGCATATCCAAAACAACTCTTGCTTCGTTTGGAGTTATGATCTGATTCTTTACATATCTCTCAAGAATCTGAGATTGTGCAATTTCATCAGTTAGGGTCAACTCGTTAAATACAAACTCAACAATGTCTGTCTTTTCACGAATAATCTTGTTAATCATTTTTTCTAATTGTCTTTGTGCTGGTCTTGCTACCTGCTCTTTAAAGGTGCGATCCTGTGCAAGTGCTGCTGCAATAGAACCAGAATCGCCACCTCCTAATTTTGAAAGTGGAACTTGATGTGCTACCAGAATGTCGTCACGGTTTTGTTTTCTATATTCTTTAAATGATCCGTCTTGTATTCCGTCTTCAATTGGCTCCATCTTAAATTCTACCTTGTTGTTTTCAGTATCACCTGGTAGTGGGATGTATAGTGTTCTGTGTGATTGGCCACGAAGATTTGTCTGTAAGAATCTAAACATCTTGTCTTCTGCGTCTCCAGAAAGTTTTGCACCCTTTAGTGTGACAACGTATCTTGGTACAGCCTTATTTGCAAAGTAGTCAATATTGTATTGTGATGCCAGAGAGTCACCGTGGAGTGAGTTAATAGCAGACATAATGTCTGGAACTCCGTAGAATGTGTTTAATGGCGAGTATTGCTTAAAGTGAATAATTTCATTTGGTCTAGAATCAGTAGTAAGAGGGTTTGGATTTCTTGCTCCAAAATTACGGAAATAAACAATTTTGTTTCCAATAATCTGAACATATCCATCCTTTAACCTTCTTACTCTCATGGTTGTTGCTGGAATGTGACCAACATATCCGATCTCTCCACGAGTAGTTCTTCCTATTTCTAAATAGCCATTTCCAGTTGATTGTAGGTCTGTATAAACCTTTTCCATAGTAGCAGTAAATGAGTCATCGTCATTAAGAGACTCTAGCCAATCACGAAGTTCTATCTTTGTTCTTTCAATTCTCTTTCTTGCTTTTTGTGTTGCACTATTATCTTCAGATGCCTCTAGTCTAAGCATTGTTCTTGGAGAAACCTTAAACTCATATCCCAAACCAACAATGTTTTCTACCTTTGCATCAATTGCTGCGTGGTTTGCAAAAGATGTATCATAATAGTTTGCCAATTCATAAAGATTCCATGGTGGGGTGATTACATCAAACATTCCATAGCCGTTTACGTATACTAGGCCTGGATTAATTTCTTTTGATTGTGCTCCATCAATACCGCTTTTTCCTGCCAACGCTGCTGTTGTATATTGCTGTGTTGGCTGTAATGCTTTTGTAGAAAGTCTACTTGTTCTACGCTTAAAGTTTGCATCTAAGCCATCTAATGTTTTTAATGTGTCCCAATTATTTGCAAATGGATCAGATTTTGAAAAAGGATCTTCCTTTTTAATAGCATCGTCAATCTTTGCGCTTATTGTATATTCTTCCATTTTATTCTTCATCTCCATATTTTGCAATTGTATCTTTTGCTGCTTGTACAGCACCCAAGTCATTTAGTGATGGAATAAGTCCTGACTTCATTCTGTCTACTTGCTCAGAATACTCTTCTTCTGATACCCTGGTCCCGCCTGGAACAAAAATTGCTTCGCCATCTCCAGGGTCTCCGTAATACATTGCAACCTTTTTTAGTTCTGCAATTTTGGAAATGTCTCCCTTTTCAGATGGAATATTTAAAACCGATCCATGTCCGTCTGTAAACCACTTGCCATTTGACCTTTTATATACATAAAGACCCCAATTATAGTTCTTTTCAATTACTTTACGTCGTACATTTTGTACAATTGGCTTACCAGTTTTTGGGTTTATTAATGAATCCATGACAATAAGTATACCATATTAAACTGGATCAACAGTAAATTTGTTCCAGAAGATGTCGTTATATAATGAATATGCATAGTTTCCTACGCTTATTGGAACATTATCTCCTACGATTATCTTGTTTGTTCCAGTATAACTTTTATAAACTTCTGATGGATTTACGCCATAATAACTTGTTTCTGCCAAAACAAGAACCTTGTTCCAATTAAATGGTCCAATATGCCAGAATTCCCAATCTAAAGATTGACCAGCCAACACCTTCACCCTAAACCAAGGTCTTTCTGATATATTTTGAACCTCTTGTAGATTAGTAGATTGATAATAAGATATGCTGTTGAAAACCAACGGTCCAGTTAATCTTATTGCTCCTTCAAAATATGAAAAATCAAGACTATCGGCAAAATTAATACCTAAGAATCCCCACTCTTTAAGAGTTAAAACTGGCTCTTTAACAATCTTTCCATTCCAATAGAATCCTATGCCGTTTTGAACTAATCCAGTTTTTGCATCAATTGCATATATTTTTGCTCTTCTACCACTTGGGTCGCTTGCAACCATATAAAATTTTATATTAGAAGATTTACTTTCTATTTCAAATATTTGTGTTGGAGCGTATGGAAAATAGTCTCCATCAAATCTTATAGCCATTTGTGATGCAATCACTTTAAAATTATTTGCTCTACTAGAATTTATTGGAATAGACAGCCCACGATTTACTAAAGGATCATACTGTCCTTTAATTTGAATACCGCTGGTTTTTGTAAGATAAAGATATGGAGATGATCCAGTGTAGATGGCAAACGGATTATTCTTTTTAAAATTATAATAAATTCCAGTTTTTGTATATGGATAAATAGGAGTGCCAAATCTAGTACCAATTGGACTTGCATCCGATTCATTTAATGCTTGAGACGCATAAGAAAGTTTTTTAATATTAACATTGTTTGTTTTAGAATCTTTAACATTAATATCTATATGTGTAACAATGGACAAATCATTAAAATCAACACCTGCTGGAGGATAAATAATCATATTATCAACAACTTCATATTTTGTTGTCATCCAATCTGATTTTGGAATTAAAATACCATTTCTAGATGGTCTTTCTGTCTTTGTAAAATAAAATGGTGTTTGATTTGCTCCTAGTTCAGTATATTGAAATGTAACATATGTTTTTACAATTGCCCCGTCCGTATCATATCGGTAATCTTTTGCAATTTTATTTTTTAAGTCTTCATAATCATTATATCCAGTAAATAAATAATTATCTAATGATTCATATGTTCTTTGAACTGGAAGACCGTATTCATTTGCAAGTTCTGCATATGTCCATTCTGCTGGATCAGTTTCTATTGCAATTGTTTTTGATGGTATTGGATAGTCAATATTGAATTGAATAAAATCAAGATCAAAATACTGATCTCCCCTTTTATCTAAAACAGATTCAGCAAAATATGTTAATGGTATATTGTCTTCCCAATATGCATTTGCAGATATGTTAAGTTTATATGTATCAAACAACTGACCTGGAACCAATGTATATGTTGCTGTATGATCTAAAAGAAAATCTTCATCATCAACAAAAACTCCACCGCCGCTTATTGCACCATTCGCTGTGCCTGTTATAGATCCATATGGTGGTAATGAGGTTGTATCTATTCCTCCATCTATATTGATTAATTGATTATTTTGATAAACAGAAAACAAGTCTTCGTTCCAAACTGGAACACCCAATTCATTAAACAAAGATCTAATTTTTTGAAAATTATACTTGCTGCAAAATCCTATTTTATATATTTTGCCAGTAAAAGTTTCTGTGTTATTATTTTTACCACCGACATACATTCGTAAGTCAGATAAAGATCCAAAAAAATCGGCTGCTGGATTTCCAAATCTTGAAACAAATGCTGGTATATTTAAACCAATATCAACTAATTCTCCTGGCTCTGCAATTAAAGGAGAGTATATATTTTTTATTACTCCGTCGTAATTAATGATATATGATATTTGATTATTAAGTAATTCTATTGCAAAATAACTGCTACTGTTTTCTTTTTCAATTCTAAACAATGTTTGCTTTGTAGAAGAAGATTGTGGTAACCTAAAACATCCATAAAATGCAGAAACTGTTTCTTTTAAAAAATCAAAGTTTTCAAAAAATAGATATCCAGACACATTGTTCCAAGAAGTGTTAGGTCTAAAAGAAAAGAAATTTACTGAATCAGATGACTGGACCAGTTTGCAATCTGATAATAATTCATCTTCTGTTTTTGAAGATAGCACTATTTTGGGAAGAGGGGCAGATGAAACAGATAAGGATTTATTTACAATAGAAGTATTATCATTAAATGCCTGCTGCCATCCACCTATTTTTGGATATGAATAATTTGAAGTATAGTCTGCAAAAGCATAATCAACAAATACTGATGTTCCGCTATAAGATGTATTAATATTCTCTGGTATTTCAACGCCTTGACCAAAAACAAATCTTCTTTTTGCTAATGCGGTTGCGACTACGTATGGATAAATACCGACACAGTCAATTTCTATTGGATAAATATCTTCATATGCATAAAAACCTATCCAGTCTTGATCTTTATTATTTTCATTAAGCATATTTGGAACAGATATAGAGTCTGGATCATATTCTAAAGATATTACTTCCTGACCATTAATAACTAAAGAAATAACATCTTTACCAATTCTTAAATGTACCAACATTGGCCTTGTCCACTCACCAACATAATATGTTTTATAGTTAGAGCCAATTTTTAATCCTATTGATGGTCCATCTACATATATACCATCATCTGATGAAATTGGACCAATAATTCTTTTTGTTTGATTTGTATAAGAATTTATTCTAAGCCAAGTCTCAAGAGTATATTCTCTAAATCTTCCTGATTCGTTTAAGAATCCTACTCCAGGAATAATTAGTGAAGGGTTTGAGCCATTTGGGTAAAGGGCTGTTAAACTTGATGTTCCATATACCATTGGAATGCTTAAATTTTTTGCTTTAATCATATTATCAGAAACTAAATAATATGCATCAAGGTCTTGTAGTCCGTAACATTTTGCAATAATACCTTTTTGTGGAGCAATTGATATATTTGACGGAATATCTATTGGTGTTATTCCAAGAGAAGTTGAAGCAAACTCTTCTGACCACTGCCCAAGACTTATTCCATTAACTAAAAATACATCTGCTTCATCAGAACCACCAATAAAATTAATTTTAAAAACTAATCTAAAGTTTATGTCATCTGGAGGAATATCAAATGTTTCTGATATAAAAACCCAACTATTATTTATTACAGTATCATAATTTTTTAAATTATTTACTATTTGTCCACTTGTGGTGTCTTCATACTGATATCCTATTTCAAATCCTGCAATATAAGAACTTTTAGAGTAAAAATATCCACCAACAGAAAATGTTCTTAAGTAATAGTTTAGATCCTGAAGATTCATTATGTCATTGCTTATTGCAATGATTGATGCTGACTCACTTGAAGTGGGGGTTGCTGTTATTTTCCCTACATAACTACCTATGAATGGCTCATCTACTGACTGTGAATATGCTTCATGAGTACCGCCAACAATTGTCCAATTAGAAAGATTTCTTTGTGCCTCTGATAAAAGAGAAACGTAGTCTGCATTATCATCTAATGCCCACAACCCCGTTGGGTGTTCTGAAAACACTTTTTCTGCATATAGGTTTGACGGACTAGACATAATGAGTCTATTTTACCACAGAAGACTACTTGTTTATTTTAATTTCACAGTAGTCAGTTGTGCAGTATGACTCTCCCTGAGCCTCAAGATTATCTACACCGTCATAAATAGCACTAAAGTCAATATGTTTTAATTTGCCAATATACGACTCATACTGCTCTTCAGTAATCTGAGTATATGGCTGCTGTGGATAAACAGTGTTTCCCATTGGAAGGAATGAAACTGCCTTTAATTGTCCCTCGTACATGTGCAGTGCTGGAACAACATTCTTTGATTCTGTTTCCTTATCAAATGAAAGTGTTACAGAAACACCATTATCAGACCAATACTTTTGAGCAGTTGCAGCAAGAGCAATCTTCTCAAACAGCGTAACATCCTTTTCAGATCTTGGATGGCCTGACTTGATTGGAAAATATACAACTGATGTATTTGCTGATACTACGTCATCTTCAATTGTGTACCCTGCTGCTTTGAACAAGTGCATCATTGGATCTGTGTTTCCAAATCGAACTGCACGAAGAAAGAAGTTTCCTCCAGGACCCCAGTGAACTCCAGGAGTTGCACCAGAAAGAATTGAAACTGATCCTGATGGCTTAACCGTTGTCACACGAATTGATTCACGAACACATAGCCATTCTGAATAGGAGTGATCATATTTACGAATTGTTGTGTATCCTTCATCCATCCAATCACGAACTGTTGGCAGGCCATGCTGGTCTGCAAATGATGCAATGCCAGTGAGTGATGTACCGATACGACGATTACGTTGCATGATACCGTTTGTTTGTGGCCAATGAGTTGGAACAAGTGTTACAGTCTTTCCATAAAGATATGCAAACTTAAGGGTACGCAGGAAGTCCTCCTTGGATTCGTGACGATTCAAGTGCACTTCTACAAGTGTACATAGTTCGTATGACTCCAATGGCTGCTCAGCACATGGATTAAATCCCATTACACGATAATCCTTTCCGTCTGGCGCATCCTTTAGCCGTCCATAATTACGAGCAACATCAAGCCAAATAAACCCTGGTTCTCCGTTTTCTGTAATTAAATCTACATAGTCTTCGTACTTTGTTCCTACCTCTGCTGAAATAGAATTATTAGACATCCAAGCCCATCCTGGGTTTTCTGGATCAAAAGAGTTTCTTTCTGGAAATACCTCAGAGTTTTTTAAATTCATAAACGCTTCGTCCCCAGCACTACCTAAAGCAAGTGTTGCAGAGCGTCTTACGTTTCCAGAAACTACACATGTTCCAATAAGATTTACTAGATCTACAATGGCACGAGAATCTAGGGTTTCTCCAGCCCTGGAGCCTATTACACGGTCAATCTGCTCATGCAGCCTAATAAGAGGTGCAGGTCCTGATGCAACCCCTCCAAACCCTTTTATAGGGGCTCCTAGAGGCCTAATTAAGTCATAATTAAATTTCTGTATGTTTTGATTAGGTCTGAGATATGAGTTTATTAAAACTCTCACCGACTCTACCCAACCTTCACGAGTGTCTGGTATTTCATAAACCTGTTCTGGTTCTGTTGGGGAATAAATAATAAAATTCTTATCCTGACCAACTGTATCAAATCCAACTCCAATACCAAGCATTAGGGCATCCATTACCCAGGCGAATAAAGCACCTGGATCATTCTTGTCAAGATCTTTTGTTGAAACCATAGCGCAGTTTTGTAATGCTGCAGAATTCCTTTTTTCCATTGTCATTGGAGTTCCAAATGCCCACATGCCTCTTCCTGGTGGTGTCCACTTCAGATTAAACATTCTGTCGAATGCTTCTTGTGCTGACTTCTGAGCCTTATAGTCATTCCATGGAAGACGATTTTCTTTGGCATGATTTTTTTGAACTGAATACATCCCCTCGATTACACGACGACAAACTTCGTGCCATCTTTCCTTAGTTCCATCTTCCTTCATTCTTGAGTAAGTACGAATAAACGTAATTTCTCCCAAAGAGTTTTCTGCTGCATCCTTAAACCCGAATGGACTGCTAACACTCTTATACTTTTCTACAAAGTCTTCTGGAAGTCTAAAACTAAAAAAATCTGACATAATATTTAATCGTCCTTTCAAAAACGGAATAAGTGTTAATTATAGCAGAGTTTTGCAAAAAGTAAAACTCTCACTGTATTGTTTATACTTAGTCTTGCTTTTTATCTTTCTTTGCCCATTCTAATTTTTGAATTGCCTGCTGTCTACGAACTTCTTTTTCTTGCTCATCCCATTTGTCTAAAGTTTCCTGATCATATTCAATTTCTGCATAATCCCAAAAAGATACCATCGTATATCTTGTTCCTTTTAGAATTTCAGTAACACCGTGAATATTTTCTACGCCTCCAGGAAATATGTAATAAGAGTAGGCATTAGGCTTAAAAGATAAATATGGATCACTCCAGACTGGAACTTTTTTACCATCCATATCAACACTACCAGAATCCTCTCCAGTATCATTTACAAAATATAACTCTCCACCTTCATAGTTATCATTTAAATACAGAATTCCAACATACTTATTTATTTCAAAAGCATTTGGATTTCCTTCAAAATCTGAATTATCAGAATGTGGCGAAGCAAATCCTCCCTCATCCCATTTTTGTGCGTGAGATGTATTTGGTCTAACCTTTCTTTCAAAAACTAACTCTACTGCTTCTTGATATTTATTTTTTAAATCATCAAAAAATTTTCCATATAGGCCATGCTTTTCAAGTTCTGGATCATCTGGGGCTAAACCCATTCCAAGAGAACCGTAAAATGCAATATCTCCCCACATGTCAGCCTTTGACTCCCAATATGAAATCATTGATTCTGCAGTTTTACTATTTATAAAATTTGGGATCTCTACAATTTTATTGTGTGTTATTCCTAAAACACCTTTTGTTTTATTTAAATCTATTTCATCATTTTTATGATATATAAAGTTTTCTTTTTGTATTTTTTCAATTATCATTTTTCATTCCTTCTAATTGAATACGCATAAATTCTGACTGCTCTCTGTCAACCTTTTCTTTTTGCATTTTATACCACTCATCTTTACCGTACTTTTCTTCTCCATCAAACCACTCTTTAGATCCTGCATAAGGCTTTTGATAAAAACATCTAATTAAATATTTGTCTTCTTTATTTATTGCTTTTACGCCATGCAAATATTTGCCTTCATCAGACAACAGTTCTGGATGCCCTGAAGGAAAAACAAGGACATCTCCCGCTTTTGGCTTATAATTAAGAAAAGTTTTATTCGGCAATCTAAAAACTATGTCTCCACCATCGTAGTCGTCATTTAAATACATAGTGCAAGTTAAAATAAATTTATTTCCAGGCCAATGACCTTCTAGCGTAACGTAGTCTGTATGATATGTCATTTCAAGGCCAATATTTTTAAGTTCTTCTGGAGCAACATTTTTATGGTTATATTTTGATATTGATGGACCCATTATAACCCAGTCATTACCTTTTTCTAATCCACGATTTTTTAAATAGGTTAATGTTGCAACATTAAAGGCATCATTAATCTCATTCAATAAAGACTGCTCTTCTAAATATGTTGGCTCGTTAGAAAAGTCTTTTGTCATATCTAAATAATTTCCTATTTGCCATACATAACTTCCAAATCTACTCCAGTCTCTCCAGTCTTTAAATAAAAAAGTAGAGGACTGATCTTTTTCAGATTGTTTAAATATTTCTACCATTCTTTTAGCATTTGGAATTAATCCAGTAAAAACAGAAATATTCGTATCTATATTTTTTATTTCAAAACTTTTCATATTATTTTACCTCTTTGTGAGACATGATTGTGAAAAAAAATGGCACAACATATCTAATGCCTTTTGTTATTTCAGTTACTCCATGTATATAATTTTTATCTCCTGGGAAAAAATATGCTGCTCCAGCCTTTGGTTTAAATTGTATTTTTTGATTTGGAAAATATAGTTCTCCACCTTCGTAGTCATCGTTTAAATAAAATAGCCCAGCAATATCGTACCATGGAAAATCATTAGGTTTCCCAGCATTTTCTCCTTCATGAAGTTCTTTGTCTGCATGTGGCATCTGCAACTGACCTGGTAACCATCTAACAATTGCAGGTGGTGTTGGATGAGCATCTACATTAAAAAAATTATCTACTTCTATTTTTAATCTTTGTTGCATATTTGAAATAATTGGAACAATATCTGAATTATTCTTATTTAAACTTGGTGGAGTTGCAACTCTATTTTCCCAATACTTATGATCATAAATAACAGTACCCTCTTCATTATAATGAGTTTCTGTTATATCCCAAATTGTTATTTTTTTACCAGCATCTGATAAAAAATTTAACTCTTCGGCTGTCATAAAGTTTTCTCTTGCCTGAATATTTCCTGCAGATGTGCCAAAAAATCCAGATGGGGTTATAGATTTTGGATTATTTGTACCGCTATTCAGATATTCTACACTATTCATTTTTATATTATACCATTCACTATTCGTATTTTCTTTGTTCCCAAACTTCATTTTTATATATTCCACCGTCTGGTTTGCGGTATTTTGCAGCATTTGCTGCTTTTTGTCTCATTAGTTCTAAAGCATTTTCTTGTTCAATTATTTCTGAAGTCCAGTTTTCTCTTTTAAATGGTATCACTTGAGAATAAATAGTGCCAGCGGGGATAACTCCCTCAAACCCTTCCGAAATAAAAAATGGTAAAGATCCTGGAAGATGAACTTTATCATTATCAATTATTCCACTTGTTACTAAAAATGGAAGTTCAAATCTATTAAATGGGTGACAATAAAGTGCGCTATATCCTTCTGGAAGTTTGATTTGCCAATCACAGGTCAATGCAAAATGTTCTTTATAATATCCCCTCGGATGCTCAAACTGTGGCATTTCTTGTCTTACTTGAATAAAATCTTTATACTTATCGTCTAAAACTTTGTGCTTAATTCCAGATTCTGTCATATAAAACTCAATATCGCATGGAGTATTTAAAGAATACCCAGTTCCCATAATATCAAAAATTGCTGGACAGGCCTTCCATGTTGGTATTTTTCCATTATCTGGTCCTATTACAAAAGAATCATCAATAGGAGATTTAAAGAATCTATCTGCTTTTCTAAACCAATCTGGTATTGTTTTAAGTATTGGCTTTGGAGTAGACACACTTTCTTTTGATAGCCAAACTCTATTTGCTAAAAATGTTATTTTTTCTGTATTCATTATTTATTAAAGTCCATTCCTTTAATTATAGCATTTGGATTTCTATAGTCAGAAAACTTTAACTTTAAACTTTTAGTCTCATGACTTCCCTGTTTATTTCCTAAATGATCAACAGCATCTCTATAAAAATTGGTCCACTCTCCACCTTTTGTTATTTCTCCAGATCGTTTCCCATACTCTGAAATTTTTTGATAATATTCTTGACTAAAGTTTTCATCGTGCAAATTAACTTCTGTATTTTGAATATCTGTTAAACTTATTGGAACAATAGAGACAATTGGTGTATTTGCTGGAATTGTTATTACCTCATTTGCCTTTGTTATTTTCCAAGCATATGGTAATGCTGTATCTAAAACAGATGTACTAATTATTGTTGTAAAACCTTGTACACCGTCTATAAACTGATTTGGAACTGGCATTAACAAAAGACTAACATTTTCATCAGTTCTAAAATTTAAAGTGCTATTAAAACTTATAGTTGCATTTGCTCTATTTGTAAAAACATACTCTTCTCCATTTAAAACCTTTACATGTGAGTCTGATGAATCTGATATTCCGTCCCAAATAAAAGAAATATCTTCTGGATAAGAGAATGTCCACCCTAAAGTATTTGCCAATGACACTGGGAAACATCTATATGCATGTTTATCAAATGTATTGTCCATCCAATCTCTTTTTATAGGAACTGTAGAAAAATTTACCTTAGAGTTTTTTGGCTGATATACATTAATGCTAGACACTAGTCGCCAGTTTCTCTATAAATTTCTGGAGTGTGAAATTTTGCACTATAGTCTAACATTGTAACTATAGAATATTTAGTTCCAGATTTTACTGGCATTGCTCTGTGGCTATACATATAGTTTGAAGGGAATATGTATAAGTCTCCAGCCTTTGGCTTTACCAAAAGATCTTGTAATTGAAAATGTAATCCGCCCTCTTCGTAGTCATCATTAACATATGCTACTAAGGATACTGTACAGTTATACGAAAATCCGTGGTCATGATGATATTGAAAATGTTGTCCTTTATTATATTTAATAAAATTCATTGCTTCCCAATATCTTAAATCTCCAATATTAAAAAATCTTCTGTAGTGATCAACTGCTGGTTTTTTTCTATCATAACAATCTTGCCATAAAGATTGAAGATTTAATGATTCTTGACTTAAATCATCTTGTATGTCTGTTTTTTTAAATTTAAAATCTACACAATCTCTATAGTCTGGCATAGTTTGCATATAACCAACATATGCTGGTTGCCAAGAATATCTTTCATTTTCTGTTGCAAGATTACTTTCAAGTCTATTAATTATGTCTAAACTTTTTGGAAGAACATCTCTATATACAAAAATTCCATTTCCAAGATTTTCAAAAGATGACCAGGTTTGTTCAGGAATTTTGCCTGTAACATTGCTGTTTATGCTAGTGCCTATTTGATCCATTTTATTACCCTTCTATATGTATAAATTATATCATAACTGCGACTTATGATGTAAATCGTTATAATCTGTCATTATTACTACTGAATACTTTGTACCGTCAAAAATTTCATGAGATGAGTGCTCATAAACAAAGTTTGATGGAAAAATAATAATGTCGCCAGCCTTTGGTTTTATTTTTAATAACTGTCTAGGAAATTCTATTTCTCCACCTGTATAATTATCATTTAAATAAACTACAGCAGATATTGTGCATGAATAGTATGGTCCGTGATCACCGTGAAGTTTAAAATATTTGCCTGGTAAATATTTTACAAAATTAAATGCTTCTTTATAAAACATCTGTAAATGCCATAAAGACTGATAATCTTCTAGGCATTTATCTAGTGCATCCTCTACCTCTTTATGAATATCAAACATATCTTGATCAAATTTTAATATAGTTCCCAAATGTTCTCTTTTATATTTTATATCTACACAATTTCTTACATGATATGTATCCTCTTTATCATTTACTTGTGCTCCATTCCAAGACATTTCAAAAGATTCACTCATTGCTCCACGTTCAAGTCTATCGATTATGCTTAGACATTGGTCTTTTGGTATAGCATTTCTATAAAGGTTAATTCCATACTCTAAGTTAATAACTTCAATATTATTTTTAATTAAACGATTTGACAATCTGTTTTTTGTATTTTCTAATCTTGGAATATCATACCATTCTATTTTTTTTTCCATAAAATAAATTATACCATACCGAATTTATTTCAGTATGGTATAACTTTTATATATTTTACTAATTAAGTATTAGTTTATACAGATCCGCCACCACTAAAGTATGGGAACCAAGGACAGAACGATGGTGGGAAGAACGGACAGAAGTTCGGTGGGAAGAACGGACAGAAGTTCGGTGGGAAGAACGGACAGAAGTTCGGTGGGAAGAATGGTGGGAAGAATGGGAAGAACGGACAGAATGATGGTGGGAAGAATGGTGGGAAGAATGGGAAGAACGGACAGAATGATGGTGGGAAGAATGGTGGGAAGAATGGGAAGAATGGGAATGATGGTGGGAAAAATGGGGGAGTAGTATTAACAGAACCAGTTGTTGCAGTTAATGAAGATCCATTTGCGTTAGTTGCAGTGATAGTATATGTTTGTGATCCTGGAGAACTGGCAGAAGGTGTGTTATCTGTTGCATCATAGTATGTTTGTGATCCACTTACTGTTCCAGCAATATTATTATAAGATGTTCCATCAGATCCAGTAATTGAATAATTTCCTAATGTTTTTCCACCATTTGCTGGCGTAGTCCATATAATTCTGTTTACGTTTGCTGATTGTGCATTTACACTTGGACTTTGGGGAGCCTGTGGTACTGTTGTAATAGGAATAGAACTAGATGGGCTTGATGGAGCAGATGTTCCAGAAGCATTTGTTGCTGTTACCGTAAAAGTATAATTTGTAGAACTAGATAAGCCAGTTATTGTTATTGGTGAAGACGATCCTGATGCTGTTAAAGATCCTGGAGAAGATGTTACTGTATAACTTGTTGCTGCTGGAGAACCTGCTGGAAGAGAAAAAGAAACTGATGCTGCTCCATTATTGTATGGTCTATTTGTTCCTACATCTGTTGCTATAACAGACACAGGTGGTTTTGGCTCTAAAAAGTCATTCTGTGCTAAAGCCTTTGAACCTAATTCTTTCTTTGCCATTTATATTGCTCCCTTTTTTCTTTATTTTGTTATGCTGTTAAGTCTCCTACGACTACCCATGAGTCTGTTGCTCTCTTCATTAGAGTTGCAGATGACCATTGAGTACGTAGTTTAAGTCCTGGTGTAGCATTAACTGTAACTCCGCCTGCGCCAGCAATTGTAACTTGTCCTGCTCCAGTTTGAAGGATATCAATTGATGTTCCTACTGGCCATGCGACTGTTGCATTTGTTGGAATTGTAAGAGTTAATGCTGAACCGCTACCCATTTCTATTAAACAGTCTCTTTCTCCAAGTGATGATAGTGTGTAAGATGCTGTTTTTGGAATAATTGTTGTTCTTGAAGGAACGCCTTCTTTTGTCTGAGTTCCATCTGTAAATGCAACTCCAGAAGCAGATACTGTTACAGTACCTGTAAATGTTGGAGAAGCAAGTGGAGCCTTGAGATCAAGTGCTGTTTGTGCAGCAGTTGAAACTGGCTTATTAGCATCGGAAGTATTATCAACATTTCCAAGTCCAACCATTGATTTTGTGATACCTGAAACGGTACCTGTAAATGTTGGAGATGCAAGGTTTGCTTTGAGATCTAATGCTGTCTGTGTGGCAGTTGATACTGGCTTATCAGCATCTGATGTATTATCTACGTTGCCTAGACCAACCATTGATTTTGTAATACCTGAAACGGTACCAGTAAATGTTGGGCTTGCTAATCTTGCAATTGAGTTATTAACACTAAAAGATGTTCCTGTTAGTGTTAAACCATCTCCTGCTGTAAATGTACCAGTACCAGAAAATTGTGTAAATACAATTGCATCTGTATCTAGTGTCGTAATAGTATTAGTCTGTACCCATCCCGTTTTACCATTTGAGGTTCCAGCCTCTACGAATATAAAGTCACCAGCATCCACTTCTGGAATTGAGTTATAGTCTGTCGCTCTTGTCCATGAACCAGATGCAACTACATAAATACCATTTTCTGAATCTGTTGCTTGATTCTTAACTAGCACTCTGTTTCCTGCAACAACTGAAATTCCATCAATTGTCTGAGTTCCGCTTAATGTTATGTTTGCTGTTGTGGCTGCTTGAACTGATGCATGAACATTTAATCCTGCTGTTGCAGCATCAACATATGCCTTTGTAGCAGCATGAAGATCTGATGAAGGTGCACCTGAAAGTGTAAGTGCTCCTGTCATTGTGCCTCCAGCAAGCGATAATTTAAGACCTAATGCTGCATCTGTTGCCATGGAAACTGGCTTGTCGGAATCAGAAGTATTGTCTGCATTTGCAAGGCCAATCATTGCTTTTGTGATTCCTCCCACAGTTCCAGTAAATGTTGGGGATTCTAAGTTAGCCTTAAGATCTAGTGCTGCTTGTTGAGCAGTTGAAACTGGCTTATCATTATCGCTAGAATTATCTACGTCACCGAGGCCAACCATTGTTTTGGTAATACCAACAACGTTACCAGTAAATACTGGGGAATTCTTTGGAGCCTTGAGATCAAGTTCAGTTTGTACTGCTGTTGATACTGGCTTATCAGCATCTGCTGTATTATCTACGTTACCAAGTCCAACATCACCTTTAGCAATTCCAGTTGGACTATTGATTACTGGAGACTGTAATGTTTTATTTGTTAAAGACTGAGATCCTGCTAGTGTTACTAGATTTGCTGTATCTTCAATACCATGTACACCAGTAGTATCTTGTGAGTGTACAGTTACTGAGTTATCTGCATAAGTTTTTGTTGCAACTGTAGAATCAATATCAAATCTTTCATCTATAGCATTCCAATCAAGGCCAGTTCCAGCAAGTGCTGCTTGATCTACTGTTGCATTTGCGATTGCATCCGTAAGGTTTGTTTGTGTTACAAGAACTGTTGTATCTGCAATACCGTGAACACTGCTTGTATCAGATGCATGTGTAGAAAGGTTTGTTGCTACTGTTGTTAAAAATGAAGGATCATCTCCGATAGCCGCTGCTAGTTCATTGAGAGTGTTAAGAAGGTCTGGAGCGCCGTCAATTATTGCTGCTAGTTCTGCTGCATTAGCAAAGTATTGTAATGCGGACCATGCTGATGATCCATTACCCATTTTAAATTTATTTGTGTCAGTTTCAAAACCGATTTCACCTGCTGCGAGAACTGGGTTAGCAGCCGTCCATTGTGCTGCAGTTCCTCTGCGCTGTTGCATTCTTGTTGCCATTTATCTTCTCCTTATGGGTTCTTCCCATGAACTAGTCTTATTATAACATCAATTTTTTAATTGAAATTATCTACTACGCTACCGCCATCAAATACGACTGTCCACTCTGTTGTATCTGGTCCACCTGCGTCTATTCCTATTCCAAGTGGGCTATTAAAAGATCCACCTTCGTAGAATTGAGACACGATAAATCCAGTTCCATCAATTGCGGTATCGTGAATGTGCTGCGGAAGATTATTTGTATCATCAATAGTTGCTTGGGTATACCAAGTTCCATTGTAATAGAAGTTAACTCGGTTTGTTAGAGTATCCAACCACTGAGTTCCATTTGTTGGAGATGAAGGAGCAGTTGGGCCAACAGCCATAGATCCTGTTAGGGAATCTACATAAGCCTTAGTCGCTGCATGTGCTGCACTTGTAGGGGTTCCTACTGTTACTGCGCCTCCGAATGTACCGCCGTTAGTTACGACTAGTCCATTCTTGACCTTGAAGTCTTTATCGACTGTTGCCATTTACTGCTCCTTCTTCCAACTATTTATTTTTTATTACTTTAAAAGTGTTCCAACAACAGCGACTGTTGAGTCATTGTTGAGGGTTGCGACACGAAGACGAACATCGTTTCCAGAAACATCTGCTGAAACTGATCCAAGATCACCATTTGTTCCAACCATTGCGTATTCTGTGATAGCGACATTGTCTGAAGTGTCAAGTGTTAGGATAACCTTTGAAACCTCTGTGTGGGTTCCAGCAGCAATCTTAACCAAGAATTCAGCAGAACGATAGTCTGCCTTAGCCCATGAAACTGCTGTGCTTGTGCTTGCAGTTGCGACAGTTGCCTGTGCTGCTACTTGCTTTGCTACAGAAGCAATCTCTACTGCAGGGAAGTCTGGAGTAACTGCTTCAAGAGCAGAAACTGCACGAGCATCTGTGAAGTAAAGATTTGTTATACCTTCTGCAAGTTGATCAGTATTAGAATCTGCAACACCGTTTTCTGCGGTAATTGTAAGATTGTTTGATCCGTCCTTTGTGATTACAATGTTTGTCTTTGTTGCATTTGCAAGAAGCGTTGCTGCTTCTGCCTTTGCACGAGCATCAGTGTAGTAAAGGTTTGTTGTACCTTCTTCAATATCATCTGTGTCAAGATCATTGATTGCATTTGTTGTAAATGTTTGAGCGTTGCTTTGTGCTGTACTAGCAGAACCTGCGGGATCAAAGATTGCTATACCCGCTGGGTACAAAGTATCTGTGACATGGGAAGTTGTGTAAGAGTTTGCATTTGCCTCTGCTGCATCAACATATTGCTTTGTTGCTGCACCAAGGTTTGCTGATGGATCTGCTGAAAGGACAAGAAGTCCAGTCATTGTATCTCCAGCCTTTGAAACCTTTTCTCCTACTGATGTAGCAAGGTTTGCTGCGAAGTTCTCGTCATCACCAATTGCTGCAGCCAACTCATTGAGTGTATCAAGAAGTGCTGGGGCTCCATTTACAAGTGCTGCAATTTCAGTGTCTGTGTAAGCATTTGCAGTTGTAACTGCGTCTGCCTCTGCAGTGTCTGCGTATGATTGGTAAGCATTTGTAATTGCTGTCTCACGGCCATCTGTATATGCATTAGCATCTACCTCAGCCTGATCAGCATAAGCCTCGTAAGCAGTTGTGATTGCTGTCTCACGAGCATCTGTGTAATCTCCTGCATCTGAAATTGCTTCGCCCTTGGCTGTTGCAACTTCTGCATCTGTAGCAAAAGATCCGTTTAGTGTTGTAGAAATTTGAACATTTTGTGAACCATTGAAGTTAACTTGACCAGTTACATCTCCAGTTAGTTCAATTGTACGAGCAGTTTCAAGTGTGGTTGCTGTATCTGCATTACCAGTTACATCACCAACGAGGTCTGCTGTAATTGTACCTGCAGCAAAGTTGCCTGAGCCATCACGCTTTACAACTTTGTTTGCTTCATTTGCTGATGTGGCTGTTCCGCCAATCAGGTTGACGATATAGGTCTGATCGTCTGTCTTCTTTGTAAGAATGTCAAAATTGTTTACTGTTGCTGTTGTGCCTTCGACAATGAGACCATTCTTTACTTTAAAGTCTTTGTTTACTGTTGCCATTTTTTTATCTCCTTAGTTATGCCTTAAGTCCAATTCGTGCAAAACGAACTGTGACTGGCTTAATCGCAGGGTCTGGAGTAACCGTCAAGGATACTGTATTTCCAACCCTGGAGACGCTAACGGTGCCAATATTCCCATCATTGTCTATTGTGCCAAACTCAGAGACGTTTACATTCGTTCCGTCTACCAAGATGGTCAACTCTGTTGCATAGAACTTGTTATCTCCCGCAGTTGTTTTTGCGATAGAAACAAGATACTTAACCATGCGCCATTCTGTGGCGTCAAAGTTATCAATTACTGTGGCATTTTCAATACCTGTAATTGTGTTTTCATTATTACCCATTGAACCAAGGTCGGTTGAACGGGCTGAGGCAGAATCAATTAAATCCTCATAATCTTGTTGCGTGGGGCGATCCCCAGTCTCAAACTTTGTCTTCAAATTAGGTATTGATATCTTTGCCATGGTGATATTATAACTCCTTTTTATTATAAAATATAGTTGCTATATCCTATAATTTGCAACGGTATTGGGGGTGGATTATTCTTAGAATACCCAAACACGCTAACATTAATAAACTGAACACGAAAAGGTAAAACCTCTTCTATCTTTGCTTTTGGCTGTATATAATTGATTCTGACATACTTTTTGTCTAACTCTTTTATTTGAGCATGTGCTACTCTATGAGTTGTGTTATAGACTTGTTCGTTTATTGGAAGTAAATTTTGATTTATCATTGTGTAACATCTTCAAGGATAACCATAGACCCTTTGGCTACCGTCCAGACTCTTCCCTCAGACAAAAGTTCTGTGAGTTGAATATCAAAGATATCTCCTGTCTCTAAAAGTTCTGATTGTGAAGATGTTAGGTTTACCGTGAAACTTCCTTCTGTGTCTTGAAACTCAATTGGCTCTGGAGATAATGTAACAATAACATCATCTGTTGATGGACGATAAATGTCCATTTTAATTTCCCAGTCTTCTAAATAAATTGGCTCTCTTGCATCATTTGTTACATACACTCTAAATGCTGCAGAGTCTCCTCTAACTACCGTCCAACGAACCTCTGGAGGTGCTGAACCAAGAGCGTAAGAATCTGTGGGTTGATTTCTAAAGGTAGCCATAATGTTATTATATCACGACAACCCGTCTTTAAGGGCTCCCCATGTACCGTTGCCTTTTGTCTGAACAACTATCATTCCACCAAGTGGTTTGGTTGCTTGGATTGCAACAACACCAACATATATTGCTGCTCCAGTTGATGGGCGACCACCGACAAGACTTCCAGTAGAATCAACATAAACCTTAGTTCCAGAAGATCCAAGCCCTGTTGTATTCATTTGTATAATTCCAGAAACCACAGCAATGCCATCACTTAATGTTGCAGTATCTGCCTGCATTAAACCAAGTATCGGATTATTAGGATTATGTGTTGGACTTGATGGATTATATTTTTCAACAGTTGGTTTTAATTTTCCATCATGAGATATGCTTCCTGAAATAAATACTGGCGTTCCTGCGGGAAGAGAAATAGAAGAACTTGTATTTCTTACAGGAGAAGCAACGCTAGTCATACCTAGCGGTGGCAAAATATTATTTAAAGCATCAACTAATACTTTAAAGTCTCCGTGTACATTGACGGGATCTGAAGCAAGCGGGTACTTCATAGTAGGATAGTTAGATGAACCTTGTGGCATAATCTTTATTATACCATCCTATAAAGTTGACTTTTGACTAAATTTTGTGTTATACTTGGTAGTAACACCTACCAAGGTGTTATTGTTTTCTAAGGAGGAAACTATGATTAAATTTATCGAAAGAAACAAAGAGATCATTAGCACACTCAGTATATTGGCTTTAGTAGTGACTTTATCAAATGCTGCTAATGCTGAAGAAATAACTATAAAGAACAATTTAAGTACTGAACAGGCTCAAAAAGCAGAAAACGCCTCGAAAGAGGTTTTTTTGGTTTCTAAGGCTAAAAAATTAGAGAGTTTTGAAAATAAGACTTCTCTGACCGATATCGAATTAAAGCAACTCCTTTCCCTTGTAGGGTTTAAGGGGCAAGATCTTGTGGTGGCTTGGGCCATTGCCAAGAAAGAATCTAATGGTAGGCCTTTGGCATTTAATGGCAACCATAAGACTGGGGACTCCTCTTATGGAATGTTCCAAATAAATATGATTGATGAATTGGGTCCAGACCGTAGAACTAAGTTTGATCTTGATTCTAATGCTGAGTTATTTAATCCCGTCAAAAATGCAGAAATCGCATACTATATGACAAATGGCGGAGAAGATTGGTCTTCATGGAAAGGTATTACGCCTAAGACCAGAGAATGGATGAAAAAATTTCCTAAGTAAATAAACATAATCTAAAGGCACCTATGGAAACCCTGTAGGTGCTTTTTAGTTTCTCAAAATAAGATTTATTGCTACCCTTGGGGCTTTTATTGTTTCAATTTCATGTACCAGGTCTTTTGGAACAAAAATAAAATCACCCTCAACAACATGAGTTTCATTTTCTAAATTTGGACCTGTTCTCCATATCATTTCACCTTTAACTACCCACTGGAACTGATCAACATAGTCACTATGCTTGCTTCCAACCACACCACGATTTTTCATAAGAGATACCAATGCAAAATTTCCATCGTATACTTCTGAAGAATACTGAGAAATACCCCATTTTGTTACTGGTAATAATTCTGGGATAATTGATAGATATTTGTCTTCTGGATCATAAAGTTGAAACGCCAATCTAGACCAAAATCTGCATTTAAGACTCATGTCTGAAGATTCTCCTTCAATAAAATCATTTAAGCGATATGATCTATGTGGAAATTTTTCTAAATCTTCATCAACATACTGAGAAACCATTGACATAATTGTATCTAATGATGGAAGAGTTGGAAAAGGATTTTTAAATACGTGAACCCTTTTTTCTATAATTGCCTGTCTAACAAGATTCATGTCTATTGCTGATAAATCTGACATATTATATTTTAACTTTCTTTCTCATTTATTTTATCAATATTTTCTTGAATTAAATTTAATGTTTCTTCTTCAGACAAATTGACAACGTTAATATAGTAATGATTTGTGCCAGAGTAGTCTACAAACTCTTTATAATGATACCTGTGATTTGGAATTGCTGAAATTTCAAAAATGTTTGTTTCTTTATTTCCCCAAAAAGAATGAAATTCCCATGTACCAGATGTTCCAGCAATATTTTTTGCAGAACTAAAAATTTTTATTTGTTCTATTAAACTATAATCTTCTGGATAAATAATTTTCCATCCATTATCTTCAAATTTCTTTTGTATAAAGTCTTCTTTTTCGCAGTATCTCCATTTAGCAAACCAGAAATCTCCTTTATCTTTCTCAGATAAAAAATCTTTATTTGAATAAAATTCAATTTGCCATTTACGAAAGTTATTAAATCTTTGTCTTGAAACAAAAATATTTCCTTCTTTCTTATCACTATAAAATTCTTTAAAATTTTCTTTTAAGATATCTATTGCTAAATAATTGTATTTAAAATATTCACTTTGACCACAATGCATTTGTCCATTACCTCCGCCTACAGGGCAGTCACAAAATGGAAAGTATTGTAGTGATCTTGTTGCACCATTGCTTGAATAAAACTCTTGTGGGAATGTAAGGTTCATGTCAAAAAACATTATTACCTTTTCAAAAGAATAATTTCCGACTGAAATATTAAAAACTTCTGGATTTTTATAGCCAAGGAAATACATTTGGTCTATTGTTACCTTGTTTTGATTAAAGTATCCGTTCTGAGTTTCATAAAAAAATGGCTTTATATTTTTATATTTTAATTGTAAAATTTTAAATTGTCCATATATGTCCATTAATGAATGACCAAATGCCGAATGTGTCTGAAACAAATAGGTTTCTCCAGGTACATTAATTACTGGGCCATCATCATTTTTTATAAAAAAATTATTAATAGATACACTATCAAATACATAGTCAAAAAATTTTTCCTGTGTAATACCATCGCATGATAAAATCATGTTAGCCAACTAACTACAGCATATCTCTGTCCAGAAATAACTGGGGATACTGAATGATTATACATATAGTTTGATGGAAAGGCAATGAAGTCATTTGCTTTTGGCTTGTAAATAACATTAAACCTAGGGAAAACTATTTCTCCACCCTCGTAATTATCATTTAAATAATAAATTGTAGACATTCTTCTATGAAAATCTTTATGATCATCTATATGATTTGTAAATTTTTGTCCTATTCCATATTTTAATATGCTATATTGATCATGCCAGGTTGTCGCTAAAGCATGATCTCTTTTATAATCATCTTCTAGTGGTGCTAAAAATTTTAAAAATAGATTTGATAGAGTTGCATTAAAAGCATCATGAAAAGTATTAAAATTTGTTATTTCTATATTACTATATCGAACTGGAATAACAAGGGTATCTCTTGATTCTTTATTTACATATGAATCTCCATCTGTTTTTACTTTTGCTTCTATCCACTCTATTTTTGCACTAGAAGCGCCATCTTCTATATCAGATACAAGAGACTCATGGTTTTCTATTGCATTTGAATATACAATAATTCCTGGAGCAATTTGTTTTTTATTAATTACCATTTTCCAATTGGGCATTCTGCTAGAGATAACTTAGTTTTTACTGCCATAAAACATCCACACTTTTTGCATTGTTTTGTTAACTTAATTAATTCTGGACATGACTGACAAATTGAATATCTTTTATTTGATATATCTTCGCTTACCCAATCAGTATCAGATTTAACTATGTCTATTGGTTTGACTTTAGATATTCTATTGTTTTCAATTATTTCTTTTATTTTATCTATACGATTTTGCATATATAAATTATACACTATCAAAATCTTATATATTATACTGGAACATCATCACCAGGCGCTGGAGTTGGTGCTGGTGTAACTCCACTAGATGGGGTCACTCCACTAGATGGTGTTACTCCACTAGATGGTGTTACTCCACTGGATGGTGTTACTCCACTGGATGGTGTTACTCCACTGGATGGTGTTACTCCACCATCTGGCTCTTGAATAGTGAAATAAGGGAAGTATGGGAATGCTGGTGGGAAGAATGGTGCTGGTGTAACCGCTGGAGTTACTGCAGGTGTTACTGCAGGTGTGACTGCTGGGGTTACTGCAGGTGTCACTGCAGGTGTTACTGTAACAGAGCAAGTAGGTGTTGCTGGTTGTGATCCTACCTGACATACAAAATTACTTACATTTGTATAGTTTGCAATTACAAATGATTCAATTTCTGCACAATCGCTGCCAGTGTCAGAGTATGCTATGCCATTTGAGCACCACTTGGCATAAACAGTTTGTGCTGGAGTAACCGCTGGGGTTACTGCAGGTGTGACTGCTGGTGTAACCGCTGGAGTTACTGCAGGTGTGACTGCTGGGGTTACTGCAGGTGTCACTGCAGGTGTTACTGTAACAGAGCAAGTAGGTGTTGCTGGTTGTGATCCTACCTGACATACAAAATTACTTACATTTGTATAGTTTGCAATTACAAATGATTCAATTTCTGCACAATCGCTGCCAGTGTCAGAGTATGCTATGCCATTTGAGCACCACTTGGCATAAACAGTTTGTGCTGGAGTAACCGCTGGAGTTACTGGTGTTACTGGAGTAACTGGTGTTACTGGAGTAACAGGAGTTACTGCAGGTGTAACTGCTGGTGTACAGTTTGGAAGTGCAGGAGCAGATCCCTGTTGATAACTTACTTGTGTAGGATTTACATAGTTTACAGCAATAAAGGCTTCTGCATCTAATTGACTGTCAAATGGACCATCTGCTACAGGTGTTGTTCCATTACATAAAGCGTAATACCAACCTGTTGCTGGGGTTACTGGAGTAACTGGTGTAACGCATGGAGATGTTCCTGCTCCACCAGAACCACCGCAAGCACTTACGTTAGTAGCAAGACAGTTTCCATAACCTATAAATGTTCCAGTTCCTGGTCCTGCTACCGTTAATATTTCATAACTTCCATCAGAACAAAGTCTTCTTGTTCCTTGCCAAATACCCTCGTAAGAGTCTTCCCCATTACATGTTGGAATTATTGCTGTATATGATTCTGGGGTTCCATCACATACAACAGGTGTAACTGGTGTTACAGGTGTTACTGGAGTAACTGGTGTTACTGGAGTAACTGGTGTTACTGGAGTAACTGGTGTTACTGGAGTAACTGGAGTAACAGGAGTTACTGCAGGTGTAACTGGTGGTGGAGGTGGATCAGCAAAATATGCTGAAAGTGTTAGATTTGCTGAACAATTAATAATATCTCCAGGAGATACATTTGAAGCATTTTGGAAAACACAAGACCCATCAGACTGAATAATGTATGCAATAAATGCACCTTGTTGCGGTCCAGGAGTTGGTGATGTTGATGGAATTGTGTATGTTCCATTGTGTGTTGTATTTGGAGGACATACCGATCCATAATCACAATTATAGGTTACACTATATACAGTTGGAGGAGTTTCATTTGTTCCTTCATAAATATCTCCATATGCAACCCATGAGTTTTCTGCAACTTTTATTAAAACCACATGGCCATACTGAGTATCAATAAACAATTGATTATTTTTACTATTGATTGTGACTCCAGATGCTGGAACAAAAGTAGTAACTCCAGTTCCCATTTCAATTAAGATGTACTTATATCCAATAGGGATATTAACGCTAGAATTAAGCGGTATAGTTAAATTCATTGATGATGATGTAGATAACAGTATTGTTTTATTAACATCTAATGGATCTAAAGTAAAGCCAGAAGTTTTAGTTATTACAGTGTTGTTGTTTAGTATTGGAGTTTCAAGATCAAATTCTTCATTTACTGAATCCCAAACAATTCCATCTCCTGCTAGTTCTGGATATCCGCCAGTAGCACCATCTATTGCATTAGTTATTGATGTTGTAACAAATGCTTGTGTTGCTAAATTTGCTGTATTTGGTATACCGTGTACATCTGTGGTGTCTGCATTATGGGCTGCAATTGCAGCATTTCTATTTACTATTTCTGCAGCATCTGCGTCTACAAGATTTTGTAGGTGTTTTGCAACCGAAGGGTTTGGTATAAGCGATGTATTTGTATTGGCGCCATCATATGTATATGAACCGTAGTGATATAAACGAAGTGCTGCCTGAATGTCTGCAGCATCTGTCAATCCTGGTATTTTGGTATTGAAGAGTCCAGTACCGTTGACGGTATTATCAATATTCTCTTCTGCCACTATACATCACCCTTCGTCATTATACCACTGTAATAAATAAATGAACACGCTTAGAGCCACTAATTGGAGCCCAAGCGTTATCAATATATTCTACACCCTTTATTTCAAGTGGTAGAGCCAAAAAGCCTTGGCTAGTAATTAATTCTTTAACAACAAGACTTGTAGCCAATGGTCCAGCAGAATCTGGAGATGATATTGAGTATTGAACATTAAACGCTGCCGAAGTTGCTGCAGTTATTCCTGAAGACCCATATATATCTGCCACATTTATTGGCGGTATTGTAAGTTTTCCATTAGCAGCAGTAACATCCTTAATTGAAGAATAATAATTTGTCTTTAAATTTATAAGCGGAGTCCATTGTAAAGATCCGCCACTAGAAACTTTTTGAAAAACGGTTTTATATGTTGTAGAGACTGGCTGATAGTCTATTGCAATATCTAGTGCCTGAGTATCCTGAACAATTGTTGAGGCCACATTTGCATCTCGTGGATCTCCTAATACTCCGATGATTATACTTCCACGATCCCCTTGTGGACCAATATCAAGGTCAAGGCTTACTGTTTCTGGACCGCCAAAAATTGTTAGGTCATCATTTGATAAAAGTATGTCTGCCATTATGCACCTGGCTGAGTTGCAGAAGTAGCACCAGTGACTTGATCAGTAACCGTTATTGCTCCTGTTAACAAGGTCTGAACAATTTCATACTGTCCGCTGCCTGCTGCACCTGCTGGCTTTCTAACTTCAACGTCATAAACATATTCTGTTCCTGAAATCAATTGATTTCCTTCTGCTGGTCTAATTGCACATTGAACAAAGGTATTATCATCCGAAACTCTAGCAAAACATTTAATTGGAACTGCTGTCTGAGTAACGCCATTCACCGTTCTTGTTGCACCACGAAACTCTGCAATAGTGAACTGTGCACTATCGTATGGGGCTGTAGTATCTGTTACATCATCTGGCGTATTTGCATAGTTTGTTGGCACATAAAATGCGCTTAAATCAAATACAGTTCCATCATTTTTCTTCGGGTAGATACGAAACTCAAAGGTATCACCCTTATAATAGTTAAAGTCATAGGTTGCTGGAAATGCCATGCAATTATTATACCACGCTGACGTAGATAGAATTCATAATTACGGATGAGTCGTAGTCGGTTCTAATTTGAGGTACCGCTCCAGAATTCCACATAGCGTTGTCCTCTATAAAGAAATGCTGTGTTACATACATATTATAGACATACTGATATTTTAGGGATGCCACGAACTGCGAAATTTCGGTGGTAGATTTAGGGAAAAACGTCCTCATCCAAACCTCTGTATTGTTAGACTCAGTAGTGAGTTCAAAGTTATAGGTTACGAATACCTGTGATCCAACCTTAAGGCCATGGAAGTTAAGCATTCTTTGTTCTGCATTCCAGAGGCTGGTACATCCTTCTGGCAGGTATTTTTCATTTGTATTGCTACCCTTGGAATCTACCCAAACCTTTACCCATCCATCATCTCCATAATTGACACCAAGGTTTGTAGGCTTTCTATTTAGGTTAAAGTAAGAAGCCCATCCTGCTTGCTGTCCAGAAGAAGATAAAGAACTTAGTCCGTCTTTTCCAGGAGTTCCTCTTTCACCTTTAGGTCCTGGCAATCCATCTTTACCAGCAGGTCCTTGTGGTCCAGGTATACCCGCAGGTCCGACGGGACCCATAGGACCAGGAACAGGAACATAATTAATTAATACATCGGTATTTGTTGTCTGTGTTTCTACTACCTGCGCTGCGTAACTTGATTTTTTGCTTGTGGGAAAGTCCATGGATTTAGAAACTGACATGTAGACATTATCTCACATTATTCAGAAATATAAGAAAAGGACATATGGAACTTATCATCAGTAGATGCATTAAACGGAACATTTTTTGTCATTGGAACATCTTCTGAAGATCCAGCATGCTGCC